CTACTCCGACTCGCCCAAGCCGAAAAGGTTGGTGTATGCCTCGGTCAGAGTCTCAATCATGTCCTCGAACTTAACCTCGTGCGTGTCGAGCAGGTGGTCGAGCATCAGGTTGCTCTTGGACGGGTTGACCTTGTACTTGCTGAACAGGGACGCGAAGAACAGGAGGTAGACAGCCGAGAAGGGCTTGTCCGCGATTTCCGATGCGGAAAGCCCCTGTGACTCAGCCTGTCGAACTCCAGCCCGCGTCATGTTCAGTTCGTAGGTCTTGCCCTCATACTCAAACGAAGTCATGTGCTCTCTCCTTCACAGGTGGGAACGTGGTCGGTTGACCAACGTTCAATCCAAGCAATCGCATCATCGAGTCCGGCACGAACACCCCGAGCGAATGCTTGGGTTTCGGCATCGGGACGTTTTGTGATTCCCGCGCCATCTGCCGCCCATTTCAGGTTGAACAACATCAGGTCGATTTCAGAAAGACCCATGTGCTCTCTCCTTCACAGATGGACTGGACTTGTCGTGCGTGCGACCATTTGCGCCTTGCGGCTCGGGCTGGTCGCCCACCCGACTAACCTCTAGGAAACGGAACTCTCGTCAACCTCGTTGAGAGAGGTCGCCTGCGAGATGTAGACTGTGGTCGTGACTGCCGCGTCGATACCGGCCTCGCCCGGAGCCACAGGAAGCACCGTACCAGTCCACCAGTACCGCAGCGCGAGCGGCGCGGGGAACACGATGCTGAACGCGCGCACCTTGCCCGACGCGGGGACTGCGGCGGCGGCGGTGACGGCGTCGATGAGTCCGGGGGTCATGTTCGCGGGGAACTCGAACGAGCCACCCAAGTCCATGAGGCCGTTGATGTAGGTCTTCTGTGACAGTTCCGCGAGGGTGGTGGTCTCAATCTTCGCGGGGGACGCGCTCATCGACGGGATACCCGTGATGTCGGGGATTTCAGTCCACGAAGTCGGGATTGCCGGGACGTTGAGCGTCACGGTCGAGTCCCCGTAGTAAACCTTGATACCTGCGGTAATCTGAGCCATGCTGATTACTCCTATCGTCTGTACGAGTAGCCGTACGAGTCCAAAGTGCATTCTCCGCGCCACACGTTCGACGTTGTGTCGATACCTGACGGCGAGGTCGTGATGGTGCGCCGTGTGAGTTTGTACTCGGTGTCGAGCAGGTCACTCACCTCGGAGACGAGCACTTTGCCCGCCTCCCACTTACTCAGCACCAGCGGGTCGGACACCGCACCGTCGGAATAGTCCTTGGTGAGAATGTCCAGTTGATACGCGAGAACCGTTCGCTCCTCCCCACTCACCGTAGCGTGCGACTTCGGCAAGTTCGTGATTTCGTGAACCACGATGAGTGGGTAGTGCTTGGGAGACTCGTCGTACGGCTTACGGACGGTCACGTTCGGGATACTGAAGGTGTGGTCGGTCAGCGTGTCGAAGATGTCATCATAGAGTGACCGCACGCTGTACCGCCTCCTTCAACACTATCTTCGCCGGACCCAGTGCGCCGATGTAGCGCATAGCCAGTCCAGCGTTATACATTGGTGCTTGTGGCCCGATACCGTGAGAGATTACGGCAGTACCATCATCGAGGTACGCCCACTCCTTCTTGGTCGGGTCGGGCCGGTAGCCCGCCGCATTCATCGCGCCACCCGGATACGCACCCTCCGCGCCCGCAGCACCAGTACCGAACTCAAGGTACGCTATCTGCTGGCCGCGCCAGATGACATCGTGTCCGGGCATTCCTACCTGAACACTCACCGCTGAGGTATTCGCACCGAGATAGTTACCGTCCACGTCCTGTAGCGTGCCGATGCCCATACGGACATCTTCGGCTACCCCAACACACACAGCCTGCTCCATGCGGTCTGTGACGCGGTTGACTGTCTCCGAGGACGATAGTTCCCGAGCGAGTGTCTTGAGTTGGTCGCGCAACTGCCGCACCTTACCGAGGCTCAGCGGGAGCACGACACTACTCATTACTCAGCCTCTTGAACAAGACCTCTGCGATTCCGCCCACACCCCGCGTGATGCCCGTGATGTAGAAGTTCGCGTCCCCCGCCATCGGGTCGTCCGTATCAGACGGGGTGGTCTCTAGCCAAGCGCGGTCGAATGCTTTGAGGTTTTCAACTTCAGCGTTGGTGGTCACAGCACGACGGTAGTCCATGTACTCAGGTCCGAACGCCGCGAGGCCCACATACGTGCTCAGCCCTCGGTAGTTCCACTTATGGAGTACCGGCAGGCTGTAGTTCTTGACGCCGCCGCTCATCGTCCCCGCGGCTATCCATACGGAGCGCTTCAGTCGCTCGGCGACGGCGACCATCTAACCCACCTGTGTCGGGAGCGTGATGCGTGCGAGCATGGACGGAGGGAACGAACCCTTCTCGTACGCGCGCGTCGCGCCGTTCTCGGAGAATCCGATAGTCCCGTCCACGCCACGCTTCTGGAACAGGTAGACGCCCATCTCGATTGCGAGAGAGGTGTAGACGGCCTCGAACTCCTCTACCTTGCGGTAGAACTTGATGGTGTCCGTTGCCGCCGTAGCGGCCATCTCCGACGCTGCCACCTCGGCGGGTGTGGGGCTTGCGACCCCACACCACACCAAGATAGCATCGGGGATGTCAGAGGCTATGGCTGTGACATCGAAGGCCATGTCAGATGCCTACGAAACCTCGTCGGTAAAGACCGGGGAGCCAGCACCGTTGGTGATGAACACCTGCGGGGCGGTGGTGGCGGAGGTGGTCTGCTTCAGACCCGTAATCTTCGCGTGCATCCACTCGGGACCGTAGTCCAGACCCCACTGGCCGAAAATCTGTCCAGACTCGCCAGCACCGACGACAGCCAACTTCTGATAGAAGAAGTTGCCGTAACCCGGAACGCCCTGAAGCACGTTGCGGCAGATGCCGAGGTTGTAGAAACCTGCGGTACCGTTGGGCTGATAGCGGTGAGCCATGAAGTTCAGACGACCGAACGGAGTGAGGTAGGTGGTCAGAGCCGAACCGGCATCGCTCATCGAAGCGCGCTGACCCTGATTGAGGATGATTTTGTTCAACTGAACCATCTGCTCCGGGTTCAGAACGCCGGTCACGTTGAGCAGCCCATACGGTGAGCCAGTGACGACGCCCTGCGCCAGTTCGATGAGCATGTCCCCGCCGAGTTCGTCGTCGCCACCGATGACGACGTTAGTCTCGATTGCGGCGTTCAGACCACGAGTCTTGTCAACCTGCGCCGAGGTGGTGGCGAGGCTGTAGACACCGTTGAGGATGGTGAACTCCATGTCGTTGCGAATCTCAGCCGTGCGGTTAGCGATTGCAAACGCAAGCGGATTGGGGACATCGTTGGTCTGACCGACGAGGTTGAGACCCGTCAGCGTGTCCGTGTCTGACATCTTGCGGTAGGTCGCCGCGACGGCGCGGTGGAACATCTGCGTGACGTTCTTGTCCTGCGTCGGCTGGTCGAACGTCGGCGCGGGAGCCGTCTGCGACGCATCCTCAGAGATTGCAGGCTGCGAGGCCGCACCGAGAGTGTACTCGGCGCTGCACAGGAACTCACGAGAACTCGAAGCGACCCCACCGAGCATGTTGAACAGCGGGGTACGCACGTCGGTCTTGGAGAACAGAACGCCTGCGATATTGACGGGCGAGAAAACGCCCTGCGTTCCTACGGGAGAAAGGGCCATCTGTAGTGCTCCTTAGTGTCAGTACCCCGCGTCGGTGAGTAGCACCTGAACCGCTGCGGCTTCCTGACCCTTTCCGGCCAGTTCGCTTGCGGTGTGCAACGCATCGGTGGGGGCATCGGTCGGGCCGTTCGGGGGTGTTGCGTTGGTCAGGAGTGCCTGCTTGGCTGCGTCTACCTGATTCTTCACAGTCAGGGCGTGCAACTTGATGAAGGAATCAAGGGTAGGCTCGAAGGACTCATCTGCGACTGTGGTGAACAGGGGGAGGAGGCTGACGACATCATCGTCAACGAATCCAGCGCCCATCAACTTCTTTGTGGCTGCGAGACTCTTACGGTCGGCTGCGAGGCTTGCGCGGTCGGCATCAATCTTCTTGCGGTCGATTGCCACACGCTCGGCTTCGCTCGCTTCGAGTTTGACTCGTTCATCTGCGACTGCCGCGTCGATACGGGTCTGCACATCCTTGTCGGCATCCTTCAGCGCGTTCTTGCGTGCGGTGACTGATGCTTCCGTGCGTACCCGGTCGAGTTCGGCCTGATAGTCCGCCCACAGTTCCTCAGTTGCGAAATCTTCCTTCTTCAGCATGGTGACTCTCCTGTCAGTTGTCGGTCATCAACCCCGCTTATGCGGTTTTGGTGTCCGCCCCTGTAGTGGCCGTCGCGTCCTTCGTCACACCGGAGTCCGTGATGGCTTTGGATACTTTCAACGCCTCAGCGGCTTTTGCTGCATTTTCTACAGCAAAAGCATCCATACGCATTATAACATCGTGGACGTTATTCGTCAAACCAGCGATGTCAAGTGCGTCTACCGGAGCGATGGGCGACGGACCGTTCGTGAGCGTCTGGTAGACCTGCGCCTTGGACTGGAGATTGGCGGTCTTGTTGCGGTTGAAGTGAATGTCGATGTCCTGCGCCTTGATGCTTGCGACCTCATCAAATGTCCCGAGGATGTAGAGCATGACAGCCAGAGCCTCGCGCTCAGCCTGAATGAAGTACGGCTCCTTGGCTGTGGCTACCAAGTCGATGTCCTGCCAGCCGTCGCGCATGAACACGGCGTCGCCCGTGTCGCCTCCGCCACCTCCGCGCGTCTTACGGTCGGGCACGCCGACGATAACACGGAGCGTGGCTTCGAGATAGTCGCGCATGGCGACACCGACATCGGCACTCATGGCTTCGGAGATGAACTTGATTTCGGGCTTCATGCCTATGGGGATTTCGGACACGGCGAGGAATCCATGCTGCGACAGTTGAGCGAATATCTCCTCGGTCATCTCTGCACCGAGGACGACCAGCACGGCATTGACCGCCTGCTGAATGTCGTTCACGCCATCAGACGCCACAGCGTCGAGCGCGTCCATGATTGCGATTGCCGTCTCCCAGTCACCGAGACGCCATAGGTTGTTCTGGTACTCGATGATGGGAAGACCGCCACCGAAGTTGATGGGGGTCGGCACTCCGACGAGTTCTAGGTTGCCGCTGACCATCGGGTCTTGCCCGTTGAGCGTCATGTCCTTGAACGTGAACATCGCGTCAGGAGTGTAGACCTTGTAGTAGGTGATAGCGCCGCTCGCCGGACCCACGGGACCGAACGGGCTGGTGGGGGCCGACTCGTAAGTGGTCACAGCGTAGGCTGCGGGCATGATTGGATTAGACGAGTAGACGACGAAGGTGTCGGTCGGTTCGAGACGCAGCAACTTCAACTTCGTCCCGTTGCGCGGCTTCGGGTCGGTGAACACACCCCGGTAGCCGACTCCACAGATGGAGCAGTCCTCTGCAATCTGGTAGTCCACGAGTGACTTGTTCTCGGCACTCAGGGCGTTGACGAAGTTCTCCATCTGCTTGCGGAACTTGCCGTTGCGATTCGTGTACTGGATGGGCTTGCCGAGGAAGTAGCCCACGATGTCGCGGGTGATGGAGTACGAGTAGTTGACGACAATCTTGTTGTCCACGTCCGTGCGCGTGGTCTTTTCCCTGTCCTGAATGACGGGGTGCCAACCCTTCAGATACTCCTGAAGCGCGCGAATCTGCTGGCGGTTGTATGCGTGCTGCGGAAGCACTCGCGCGAGGTCCACCTTCAGAGATTCGGCGGTGAACCGAGTCAGGTCGGTGCGAAGCACGTTGCGTCCACTCAGCGTGGTACTGGGGATGTTCGTGACCATACCGTGTCCTTCCTATCCGTAGGTTATGCCCGAGGGGGCGGTAAAAACTCCGTCGATTGCGACGATGGGGAACAGACTGAAACAGCCGTCAGGACGGATGTAGAAGGCCACCAGACCATTCGTCCAAGCATTGGGCCGGTTGAGCGCGTACGATGGGTTCATGTGACACGCGCAGGGTATCGAGGTAGCCGCGTACGGGAGCGAGTCTAGCGGGGTCACGATGGTGTGGGTCTGGAGTGTGTGCATGTGGCCGTACATGATGGAACGATTGTAGACCTGCGCTGTCTTGTAGGCGTGATGGATGTTGGTGTAGGTGCCGTGCATCGAGTGAAGATGTCCGAACTTGGCTGTCTCACCGTAGGGGATGACCCGCCACCCATCGAGATGCAGCGTCTCCTCCAGTTCGATGAAACCCTCCATCTCAGGGTGAACCTCAAGGTACTGTCGTACCCAATCTTCGTGGTTCCCGAGGTGGAATACTCGCTCGACATCCTCACGCAAGATGGCGTCAAGTGGGTCGAGAACTTCGCGATTGAAGTCGAGATAGTCCTTCTTGAGTCGTTTGCCCTCTACGACTTGACGCTTGTCTTTGACCCAGTGGCTCACGACTTCCAAGTCCTCGTTGTCGCCACCGAACACGAAGATATCGGGGTCTGAATCCTCGACATATTTGAGGATGTTGCTCCACAGTTTCTTGTCGTGCTTCGGGTGGTGCAAGTCCCATACGCCGATACCCATGCGGGTCTTGGTGTAGGTCGGCTCGGGCACTCCCCCAAACCAAGGGAGGTCGCGCAAGGTGGGGTTCTGCTTCGCTTCCCGAATCATGCGCCGAGCGTGCGCGCCGTCCATACCGAGTTCACGACCGAGTTGCTGTCCACTCAGCGGGGCGTGCTCGACCCACCACTCTCTATTGCGCTCCATACTCCTCCTTGGTTGGGCCAACAAACCCGTTCAGATGTGTTTCCTATCGTAGACGGTTAAGGTGGCGTTCAAGTTTGTTCTCATCATCGCCGCGAGTCCCGCTAGTGAGTCGGGCGCGTCGTCGTGTTCGTTCTTTCCACTCATCGTGTACGTCGTCAGTCCCGTGAGAAACGCGCGGTACATCGGCGTCGCCACCGACGGGTGCATGAACGAAAAGGTCTTTATGGCGGGGCTGTGTTGGACAATACGGGTCTCTTTCGACTTGTTCGACGCCGCTCTGACGGCAGTAACTTGACACTTATGTCCAGTTGCCGCCACCAAATCGTGTACGTCGCGCGAGTAGAAATCGCCGCCGTTGTTCGCCTCGAACACGACCCGTTGGACATTGCGCTGCACGAGCGCGCCCGCGACCATCGGCTC